AATATATCCATTTAATTCACCAACATATCTATCTTATTTAAATCAATCGGGTTTTAAATCAAGCAATTTAAATCTTAATGGTTTATTGTTTATTAATACTCCAAATGATTTTATTTCATCGCCGCTATTTCCATCAATATGGGTTAGAGATGAATTTTCTAGTAATATGTTTACAAATACAATTAAAATAAATGGTATTGATAAGCATATTTTAAATACTCCATATTTTCATAAACAATTATATAGTGATTTTATTGGTACTCAAGCTCAAGAAAAATATGCAGGATCAGCATATTTGCTTTTAAATTCTTTACCATTTAAAGATTTGGACGATCAAATAACCAATTTTGCTCTTCAATATTTTAGTAAGGGCGTGTTAGGTAATGAGTCAACATTAGTATCAACTATATTTAGAGAAATTGGCGCAACTCATTACATTCCATATCATATGATGTTAAAATGGGGATCAATTTATCATCGATATAAAAAATGGATAAATTATGGTGTTGATATTATCGCTAATGTAACGGATAGAATTGATAGAAATTTATTTTTTGATAATGATGCTGGCATAACATATACTGGTTTAACTTCAGGTAAAACAATAAGTGAAAGCTCTATATCTGATGTTGGATTTCATCCATATTATGAAACCATTTTCCATCAAATAGTTAATGGCTACGGATTTTTTAATACAAATTCAGCAGCAAGTGATTATGCAAATATGATAGTATCTGGCGTAACCAAATTATATTATCAAGAAGCTCACGAAGCAAAAACATGGACGAGTTTCATTAATAACTCAAAATTTGATAGTACTGATGAAAGATATACATTATTACCATGTAATGGATATTGTTATACTGATAGTACTAATTTTATATTGGCAGATCAAAATAATTTCAGAATTTTGTGGGATATTGAAACAGAATATATAGGCGAAGATTATATTGATTACACGGGATATACTTTTCCAGCATATAATGAGTATTTTAAATTAACTGGAATAACTGATACATATTCATTATCAACAAACTATCGAAAAGTAATTGATTTAATAGCAACTTTTAAGCCTAGTATTTTGGAAGCTTTTGAATTGGCATTTTTAGACTTTGCAAGCGAAAAACTTAATGAAGAAATACCGTATAATCCATATAATGTAACATATGGAAAATTTCAAGATTTATTAAAGAAGATGGTTTCGGTAGTGGCAACTGGTGATGATTTACTTTATGGAAATGATGAATTGTTGAAAACGATTAAAGAAAAACAATCAGAGGGATTAGTAAATTTAACCAACGAGATTTTATCAAATAATAATTTAATAAAATTAACGCTATCAAATCCAAGAGAGGTTGATGATTATGTATTTGGTGGGTTTACAAATATAAATGTTAGTCATTTTTCTGTAGAACCATATGATATTAGTCAGATTACTGATGATAATAAAAAATATATTGAACTTTATTTAGGCGAGCCATTGAGTGGATGTACTTATTATGGTGATTTCTTTTCTGTAAACGATATTGAAATAAGTGAAGATAACATTAAGCGATTTAGGCCATTAATTTATGTGTATGCCGGGTTAAGAGCTAGCGGAGAAACGCCGACAAAATTAACATTTATAGATTATGTAAAAAACAAAATAGTAAACCCAAGCATAAATGAACAAACTCAAGTTAGTGGACCAATTGATAGGTTAGGAATATTTTTAGACGATTTAATACGTAAAATACAATCATCAGATTTTAATACGAAATCAAATGCAGAAACATCATTTATGAATAAAAGAGGGTATAATGACGATCCTCTTAAATTAGAATTGTATGACTATTTTAAATCGTTTAATGATAAATGGACATCTGGAAATTCTATTGGTCAGAGGACATTAATGGAAGAATTTTTATTTTTGGACAAAGCAAATAGAGATATAGGTAGTTCCGTATATCTTAATATGGAAAAATTATGGAGATTAGAGGATCCAAAAAATGAAAAAATTAATTTATATAGTTTAATTAGTATTTTAATTCAAGATACTGGATTTGATATAAGAGCGTTACCAGCATATGTTAATTTTTATGGAACAAATTTTTCTAATACTTCTAGAATAGTTCCATCCAAGACAGTCGCCCAGAATATGTTCGGAACTTTTTTAGATGTTGATTATCAAGAATCGGCACCAAAAATTATATTACAGTATATTGGACCAACCTCGAAACATCTTGAGTTATCTGATATTAGTAAAAAATATATGTATAAAAATGATGGATTTGATATAGGTAATGTAAATAAAAATCCAATTATTGTTGCTCCAGATGTTTTTACTAAAACCGATTTTTCTAAGTCAAATAAAGTGGTGGCGTTTGAAGTAAGTTTTGGAGATCAAAATCAATCAATTTTTAAGGGCGTAGAACTGGATCAATCTTCTATAAGAAATACAACTGAATCTTTTGAGGTGTTGGAGAGATTGGGACGAAGTGAAACTGGCGCTAGTACCGCACAGGTCGATATTGGATTATTTGACATATATAGATCATCATCATATCAATGTCAAGTAACAGCAATGGGCAATGTAATGATACAACCGACAATGTATTTTTATTTAAAAAATATTCCAATGTTTAAAGGATCATATTGGATTACAGAAGTTACACACGATATTAAAACAACAGGAATTCAAACAACATTTAAAGGCACAAGAATTCCTCAACAGTCGTTGCCTAATCCGACTGATTCATTTTTGGCTAGTTATCGTTCATTGTTTGATAAATTAGTAGCTAGAGCCATTGTTAAGGTTAAAGAAGAGCAATCATTATCGGGCGCCACAGGTACTCAAAAAACAATAGTAACGGCCGCTGGTAGTTATTCCTTTAATACAGATAATGTAAAAATTTCAGGAGAGAGTGTAATAGAGGATGCTGGTGTTACGGATTATGGTATTTGTTATAATGGTTTTAATCCTAACGAAAAAGACATTCAATTTGTTAGATATCAAGGCCGTGATTGGTTAAGAGCAAGAGCCGTTCTTATGGACGGAAACATTTATAAAATAGATCCCACTATTCATATGAATATAGTATCAAGACTCACAATAGGTGGTAAAACTTTAACATGGGGAGATGTCAAAGATTTAAGTAAAGATCAAAATTTTTATGTGAGTAAATTTGATATAGATTCGCATAACTATGGTATTAAGCCAGATGATCTAATAAGTAAGTATACTCAGACAGAATTTTTAAATCCAAAAGCAAAAGCTCCGCAAAAGTATGTGGGAACAACGATGATTCTTAAAACGAATATTGATGTTGCTAATAATAAATATGAGGGGCCTATTAGTGTTGGTCCAAAGACGCCTCCAGTATTGGATTCACAAGGATATTTGGCTCCTGGATATGGTATTGGATTATCGGAACGATTAATGAGAAATTTAGGATTATCTGATGGCGATGTTGTGTATTTTAGATTATCGTAAATATTAGCAAAATCTGAGATATTTATATGAAAAGATAAACATGGATGATATTAAGAGTGATATTAAGAAAGTATTAGATGATTTTTTGAGAAAAAATTGTAAGTGTACATCAGTAGAAATTTCTGAAGATGGAAAAGAGGAAACAGTATGTGATTTAGAAACTGGTGAGTGTTATGTTATTCGAACAAGGGATGGATTGGTTGAAAGAATTAATAAGAAATATATTACTGAAGACGGTAGACAATTACTACAAGATTAATATAGAATAAAATTATGGAAAAGAAAGATAAAAATTTAGGATTAAAGCGTTTCAGGGAAATAAATAAATACGCAGAAAAACTTATAATTGAACAAGAAGCACCTTTAGTTCCTAAAGATGTACCTCCAACAGCGCCAGGTGGTGCAGCGCCAGCAGCTCCAACTGCAGTTCCCAATGCGGAAGCTCTTCCTCCAGAAGGAGCAGCAGAAGTTCCAACAGCTGATGAAACAACAACGCCAGAAGATACAAAAGACACAGAAAATGCTGAAGTAGCGGCAGATACCGCAGCTGACGACACAACTGAAGAAATTGATATTACTGATTTAGTTAATATGACCAAAAGTATTAAAAAGCAACTTGATGATACACGGAGTCAAGATACGGGAGCAACTCAAAAGATGGATGATGTTTTTTCAAAATTAGGTGAATTAGAAGCTAAGTTAGGCGAAATGGATCAAGTTATAGCAAAAATAGATGAATTGGGAGCTAAGATTGATGAAGTAAAGCCAAAAACGCCAGTAGAAAAACTTGAAATGAGATCTTTGGATTCATATCCATTTAGTAAAAATCCCACTGAATTTTTTAATGAAAAACAAAAAGAAATGAAAGCTTCTGGAAAAAATGAATATGTATTAACTAAAGGCGACGTTGAAAATTATGGAAAATATGATGTTATGAAATCATTTAATCCTAAAGCAGAAGAAAACGATTATAATTTCTAATATATATAAAGATTTTTTTAAAAAAAGAGAGTCTGGTTTTGAAATCAGGCTTTTTTTATTTATATTTTGATTAATAACATTTTTATAAACTAAAAATTATTTTTATGGGAACATTTGAATCAGTACAAGAACAGTACGAAAAAAACAAGAACGCCGCAAGCGGCAGTAAATTCGCCTCTCAAGAGGAACGGATGAAAAAGTATTTTACTACAGTATTACCAAAAGGTACAACTGAAGGAGAAAGAAAAATTAGAATTCTACCAACAAAAGATGGATCAACTCCATTTGTTGAGGTCTATTTCCATGAAGTTCAGGTCGATGGAAAATGGATAAAGTTATACGACCCGAAGCAAGAAAAGAAACGCTCACCATTAAATGAGGTATATGAAAGTTTGGTGTCCACGGGCGTTGAGTCTGATAAAGAATTAGCGAAGTCCTATCGCGCGCGTAAATTCTATATTGTAAAAGTTATTGATAGGGATCATGAACCAGATGGTCCAAAATTCTGGAGGTTTAAGCACAATTCCAAACAGGAAGGTATTTTGGATAAAATATGGCCTATTTTCCGTAGTAAAGGCGATATTACTGATGTTACAAAAGGTAGAGATTTAACGCTTAGTTTAACTCTTACTAAATCAGGTACAGGAAGGGAATATACGCAAATTAGTTCAATAATTCAGGAAGATCCGGCCCCATTAAGCTCTGACGCGGAACAGACAAAGAAATGGATTGAAGATTCATTAGTATGGTCGGATGTTTATTCTAAAAAACCAGAAGATTATCTTGAAATGGTCGCTAATGGCGAGACTCCAAAATGGGATAATGACACTAAAAAATGGGTTTCTACCGCGCAATCTCAAACAACAATTGGGGGGCCGCCTGCTGAAGCTGGAATTCCTGAAGATGCTCAGGCACATAATGAACCTGAAGAAGATTTGCCGTTTTGAAAAAGAAAATTTACCTGTTAATCTTCCGATT